GGAGGTGGATTGGTCGTCGTTCATGATGGTGATCCGGGTGAGCCTGAAACGACGCTATCGCCTCTGACCTATCACTACGAACACATCGTCGATGTCGATATTTTTGTGCAAGGATCGGACGCGGATGCGCTGTTTGACGCCCTGAAGGTTGCCGTTGGAACAAAGCTTCTGGCCGACAGAACTTTGGGTGGCCTGGTTGATTGGGTTGAGCCAATGGCCCCCAAGCCTGGCAACCTGCCAGAACTGGGCAGCGCCCCAATCAAGGCGGCAACAATTGCTGTCGTGCTGCACTATGCCAGCACATCCCCCCTAACCTGATCAGGAGAAACACATGGCACGCGCACAAGGCTCGCGGGCGCAGATGGCGCTTGCGTTTGAAACGACTTATGGTACCGCCCCAGCTTCTGGATTTACCCGGATGCCGTTTGCGACATCATCGCTATCTTCAGAACGCCCATTGCTGGATAACGAGTTGCTGGGATATGGCCGTGACCCGCTGGCGCCATCGCTGGACGTTCTGGTCTCGGATGGTGATGTTGCCGTGCCAGTAGATGCAATCGGTATCGGGCATTGGCTGAAAAGTTTACTTGGCGCACCCACGACAACGGGCACAGATCCCTATTCGCATAGCTTTGTCTCGGGCGGTTTCACCCTACCGAGCATGTCTATCGAGATCGGTCATCCCGAGGTTCCGATCTTCGATATGTTTTCCGGGGTTGTCGTCGATAGCATGAAATTCAGCCTGGCGCGATCTGGCCAATTGCAGGCGGTGGCCAAACTTATCGCACAAGGCAATGCGGCCGCCTCGACAAGCCATGCCGGAACGCTCGCAGATATTGCCTTGCAGCGGTTCACGCATTTCAACGCCTCTATCAAGCGTGATGGCAGTGCAATCGGCAATATCGTGTCGGCAGATTTCACCTATGCCAACAATCTCGACCGGATCGAGGTGATCCGCAATGACGGCAAGATCGATGGCGTTGATCCAGGCATGGCAAGCCTGGGTGGCAGCATTGTCGCGCGTTTTGCGAACACGACCCTGCTGGATCAGGCGACGGCCGCAGACCCGTGTGAGCTGGAATTTGCCTGGACGATTTCGGCGGATGTCAGTCTCACCTTGACAGCGCACGCAGTTTATTTGCCGATCCCGCGCCGGTCGGTCGATGGGCCGGGTGGAGTGCAGGTCACATTTGACTGGCAGGCGGCGAAGGCGGCGTCACCCGTGCGGATGTTTACTGTGGTTCTGGTGAACGATAAGGCCAGTTACGCATGATCCGTCTGATCTATTCTGACAAGCCTGCCTGGATTGATCTTTATGACGACATGCGGGTGCTAGTACGCCCGTTCACCTCGGCGCTATTGGGTATCGCGCGGGCAGAGGTCGAGAAGATCGGCGCCGATCTACCGCCCAAGGCGCGGTTTGTTCTGCTGGCGACGGAACTTGCCAAGCTTGCGATCATCGAATGGGAAGGCGTGGCGGATCAGGACGATCAGCCCGCCCCGGTGACCCCGGAAACCATCGCAGCCGCTATGGATTTTTGGGTAGTCAACGAGGCATTCCAGAGCCTTTATGTCACCCCGGGATTGCTGATGGGTGCCGAAAAAAAGCCCTCTGCGACCGCGCCGGATGGCACTTCGGCGACGGTCCGGAATACTGTGCAAGCTGCTCCAGCCCATGCGCAGACTGTGCCTACAAAGAGCACGCGCCACAAACCATCGAAGGCGCGCAAATCTGGGATCTTGTGACCCGTCTGGGCGGCCAGTTCCGCACGGCCTCCATGGGTGGCGTGATTGGCTGGGATATGGGCGCCGCCCTAATGTTGGGCCAGGCGCTGGGACTATCGCCTTACCTTTTGTCTGAATTTCTACCCGACATCGAGGCCGCAGCAGTGACCGCACTGCGCCGCCATGCACAGGACGCCCAGAATGACTGAGAAGAAAGTCACGGTCCGCATCGCAATGGAAGGCGGCAAGGTTGTCGAGGCCGAGCTGGTCGGCATCGGTAAAAAGGGAGCGGCGGCACTTGGACAAGTTGAGGCCGCAAATGAGCGGGTGAGCAAGTCAAGTGGAGCAATGCGCGCGAATGTTCAAAATGCGGCCTTCCAGGTCCAGGACTTCTTCGTTCAGGTTTCTGGCGGCACATCTGCAACGCGCGCCCTGTCACAGCAACTGCCGCAACTTCTTGGATCTTTTGGCCTGTTTGGGGTTCTGGCCGGCACTGCCGCTGCATCGCTGATCCCGATGATTGGTTTGCTGTGGGATACGACTGATCCGGTGGCCGAGCTGACCAAAGATATCGATGCACTCGACAAGGCGATGGCGGCTCTGCGCAGCGCCGATACTGCGGCTGATGCACCAATTGCAAATCTGCTGAAGGACTACGGAAAATACTCTGCGCAGGCCAAAGAGGTTCTGGATATCCAGCGCCAGATTGCTGAGGTGCGCGCCTCGGCGCAGTTGGACAAGACGGCACAGTCAATCACCAAGCTGTTCGGAGACTTTGATGCAGCGCTGGTCACTAGTTCCTCGGCAGTCGAAGCGACCGACCGGATGTATGCCTTGGGCGACATCATGGAAAAGCTGGGACTTGACTTCAATGAGGTGACGCCAGAGGTCACGGCGGTGGCGGAGGCATTGGCCGGGTTAGAGGCCGCAAAGGGGCCGCAGGAGCAGGCGCAGGCCATGGGCGTGCTGCGCGATGCCATCATCGCCGCCGCAGAAAACAGCGGCACCCTGAACGAAGAAGCCATCAAGGTTCTGGACAACCTGACGGATGCCCAGCTCGCCGCATTGGCCCTTTCAAGTGTTGATATCGCTAGCGGCATTGCAGCTGGTGCCGATGAGGCCTTCCGACTGGCGACCAACCTTGAAGCGACCGGTCTGGGTATGGACACCGGAAGCGCAGATTGGGCGAAGAACTCGCTTGGTTTCATCAAGCCGGGGGCTGAACTTATCTACACCGCCCCAAAAACGCGGCAAGGTGGCGGCGGGGCCTCTGCCGCCGAAAAAACCCAGAAAGAGCAGATGCGCGAGGCGCAGCAGCTTTATGAACAGACCCGCACAGATGCAGAGAAATATTCCGCAGAGCAGGCAAGGATCAACGAGTTGATGCAGGCCGGAGCAATCGATGCTGACACCTATCAGCGCGCGCTGGACATGATCGGTCAGAAGTATTTGGGTACTGGCGATGCGGCGAAGTTCTTCAAAGGCATTGATGATGATATCAAGGATGCCTTTGTTGATCTTGCGTTGACCGGTGAGAACGCCTTCGGGCGGATCGCGGATGCGATCAAGCGCGCAGCTTTGGAGGCATTACTGTTCGGCGAGGGGCCTCTATCCGGGATATTCGGCGGCGCAGCAAGCGGCGGCCTTCTTGGCGGACTCTTTGGCGGCGCAACAAGTGGTGCGGGCGGAACAGTGGGAAGCCTGTTCTCGTTTGAGGGCGGCGGCTATACCGGGGGCGGATCACGGACTGGTGGGCTGGACGGCAAGGGCGGAATGCTGGCGATGCTGCACCCGCAGGAGGTTGTCACGGATTTGACAAAAGGTTCTGGCAGTGCGGCAAATATCACCTTCGCGCCAACGATTGATGCACGCGGGGCGGATGCTGGCGCGGTGGCACGGCTCGAAGGCGCTATGGCGCGGGTACAGGCTGAGTTCGAAAGCCGGGTTATTCGGACGGTTAACAGCGCGACCAAGCGGAGACAATTGGTATGACCCTGAGTTTCCCCCGCAGCGACATTCTGACGGATTTGAAGTTTCTGGTATCTACGCCCCGCATCAAACCACTGTGGCGTCAGGAAATCAGCCGGACGGCCGGCGGCGTCACGATTGTCAAGGAGCTCGGACCGCTGCTATGGCAGGTGTCCTATGTGACTAAGTGGATGCTGCGGGATGAGGCGGGCGCGGTTGAGGCAGATTTGCTCTCGTTGGAAAACGGCGGGCAGTTGTTCGAAGGCTATGACCCAGCGCGGCCATTCCCGGCGGCTGATCAAACATCTGCATTGACCGGGATAACCGTTGCCAGCATCCGCAGCGATCGGCTTGCCTTGAGCCTGTCCGGCCTACCGGGTGGCTTTACGATCACCAAGGGCGATTGGGTGTCGATCAATGATGGCACCAACCTGCACCTTCTGAGGGCGGTG